GTGGGCGTCCTCGTACGCCTGCGCGACGGTCGCCACGGGCAGGGCGGAGTAGTCGTGGCCCCACGGGATGAAGCCGCGGGCGAGGAACTGGGGCAGGGTGTCGGCGTAGGCGCCCGCCTGGACGATGTCGCCGCCCAGGTCGCGCACGCCGAAGACGCTGGCGTAGCCGCTGAACGAGCCGCTGCCCGCGTCGGACGCCTTCGCCTCGGTGAGGGGCCAGAGCTTGTGCTCGAGCTCGGGCAAGACAACGCCCCCGCGGCACGACGGCCACGAGGGCACGGCCACGGGATTGCCCGCGGCGTGGGGCTAGGGTACAGCGAGGCGCGGAGAGTTGTCTACATCCCCGCCTCCACCCGGCGCACTTCGCTGTCCCGCACGCGGTAGCCGCCCGCGTCGCTGCCCATCGACACGGCGGCGAGCGTGCCCGCCCGAATCCAGCGCCGCACCGTCTCGGGGGTGCGGCCCAGGCGAAGTGCCACCTCGCGGACGTTCAGGAAAGGGTCGTCGATCACGGCGGCGGGCGGCGGCTGGCGCAGCGCGTAGGGCGCCGACCGCGGCGCATTGTAGGTGGCGCCGCGGGCGCGGGCCGCGGTGAGCCGGACCTGTTCGCGGTCGCGCAAATCGCGAGCGGCCGGGACGGCTTCCAGCAATTCCAGGGCGAAGGCGGCGGGGCCGTGCGTGAGCCAGTCCACTTGCAGGCCGGGCACCCGATGCGTGCCGGCCTCGAGCTGGCGCAGATGGCCCCTGAAACGCCGCTGCACGTCCACGGACGCACCGATGTAGGCCGCGCCCGTCCGCAGGTTGGTGATCGCGTAGACGCCCATCACCGAGCGTCGTTTCGGCCGCTGCGTGCCAGTCGCTTGATCTCCCGCAGGTAGAGCCCGCGCGGGCGGGCCGTGCCCAATTCCCAACGGCTGATCGTCGTATTCGTGGTGCCGATCTTGTCGGCCATCTGCTGCTGCGTCAGGCCCAGCCGCTCCCGCAGCGCGCGAATCTCCTCGGGCGTCACCCGCGCCTCCACCGTCCACCCCACTGTACATCAGTCTAGCCATCTGCAGGATTCCTCCATTCAATCCATTGTACATGAGACTAGGATGATGTACAATACAGGCAGTAGAGCAGAGGAGTCCCCGATGACCGCCCAGCACCGTCTCGATGGTCCCAAGCCCTGGCCCGCCTGGGCCGCCGAGCTCGTCACCCCGTGTGCCCGCTGCCACGTCCCGCTGCGCGAGGGCGAGCCCGTCCTGTGCGTCGGCCGCTACGGGCAGGGGTTCTTCGTGCATGCGTCCTGCGCGGGGGGTGCCCGATGACAACCGACATCGAGACGCTCACCGCCCGCACCCGTCGCCTCGAGCGGCTGGTGCGGGAGCGCGCCGCCAGGGGCCGCGACGTGACGCTGCTGCGCGGGGAGCTGCGCGAGCTGTACGCCCGCCTGCTCGCGGCCTGGGATGCGGCGCTCGGGCGCTAGGCGCCTTTCCCGTTCACGGCCTTGCACCTGGGGCAGAGGATGCGCCAGGGCGGGCTGACCACCTCGGCCAGCAGCCGCTTGCACTGCCAGCACCGCACCTGGGCAGTCTGCACAACGGGCGACGGCGCGGTCACGCGGGAATCTCGAAGCATGTTCGCGCGCCGCACGTCGGGCACTGCGGGCAGTAGCGCCCCGGCCGGGCGTTCGGATAGATCGATGATCCGTGGCAGGCGTGGCAGGTCACGGCGATGTAGCCCTGCGCCCGCCAGTAGTCGGCCCAGCGGTCCGGGTGCCACACGACGCCCGTGCGCGGATCGACCACCATGCGCGGTCCGATCATGCCGCCACCCGCACGGGCTTCACCTGGATGAGCGGCGCCCAGCGCTGCGAGCGCGCCACGCACCCGTCGCAATGCTCGCCCCCGTCCAGCACCCAGGTCGCCTCCCACTCGCCGTCCGTCTCGTCAACCTGCCAGGAACAGAGACACCGCGAGAGGCACTGCGTCCCGCCGTCACCCGGCTGGGCGGGCAGCCGCAGCCCGTCGTAGGTGGCCGCCTTGCCCTGGTGGTAGCTGGTGGTCGCCGCGTCGCCGTACATGGATGCGCGGGTGGCGATCTGTTTCTCCGTGAGCTCGCCGCGGGCGATGGACTGCGCGAATTGGGCCAGGTAGCGCTCCTGCTCGGCGGTGACGGCGCCCAGCCGCTGCCACTCCTGCTCGGCCACCTGTCGCCGCCCGCCACGGCCGAAGGCGAACTCGTTGGCGTGCAGCTCGCGGATGCTGCGCTGCATGGCCCGTTCCCAGTCCGCCACGGGCAGGTCGCCCGAGGCCACGCGCCCCGCCAGGGTGGCGATGTCCTGCTGCTTGCGGCCCACGTAGTCGTCGCGAATAGCCCGTTCGCTCGAGGCACTGACGAACTTGCCGCTGGCCGCGTCGCGGTAGCGGCGGCTCGACTCGTCGAACTGCCAGGGGTCGGGCATCAGTGCTGCCCGCCTGCGCGCACGTCACGGCGATAGATTTCCATACGGGCATCGCCGTGAACGTTGGCGACCCAGATGTCCTCGGCCGTCACAACCCCTCCCCCCGGAGCCGCCAGCGGCAGGGCCGACCACGCGAACGGGCCGTCGCTCGAATGCTCGCCCGCCCACCGTTCGGCCGCCTCGCGCGATGCGAAGACCCCCTCGATGAACGTCTCGTCGTGCGCCTCGCCATCGGCGGCGCAGTCGCAGCACTCCCGATGCACGTACACCGTCGAGAGGATGTACACCGCGTGCATCAGTGCGTCCCGTTGCCGTTCACGGCTTCCGCATCCAGCATCCCGACAAACTCGGTGCCGTCGAACACGCTGTCCCAGGCCCGACTGAGCTTGCGCCGCTCGGCCATGTCGAACACGGCGGGCGGCAACGGGTCGGGCGCGTAGGGAAATGGCCCGACGCGCTCCACCGCCGATTTGCCACCAGATGCACCAGGATTCGATTCTGGGGGCTTCGGGGCGGAATTGGGTGTCTGAGTACCAGACGCGGGGTTTTGGGGCCCCTGTGGCGCATTCGGCTCGGGCGGGGTGTTGGTGGCGAACGGCAGCGGGACGGGCTCGCCCGAGAGCAGCACGTCGGCCTGCGTCGGGGTGAAGCGCGGCGGCAGGTAATACAGGTCGCCGCCATCGACGGCGTCGCGCCCAATCTGCTCGAGCGCCTGGTTCAGCGTGATCATGCCCGCCGCGAGATCATCGCGCGTCCGCTGGTGCAGCGCGTTCTCGTCGGCCTGAAGCACCCGCACCGTGCTCAAATCGAATGCGAGGGTGAGCTTCCGCTGCGGGTCGAAGTCGGGCTGGAGCTGGGTGCGCAATTCGGCGGCCATCATGCGCTGCGTCGGGATGACATTCGACTCGTAGGCGGCTTCCCTGGCCTCGGCATAGTTGGCGAACGTGCTGCGGTCGAGGCCCGCGCCCAGGCCGACCACCACGGCGGGCGTGCCGAAGATGGCCGACACGCGCTCCTCGGGGATGCGCCGCAAATCCCGCACTTGCATCTGGTCGGGCGAGAAACCGAAGGCGTGAATGTCGGCGCCCGAGCTCAGTACCAGGGGTTCGCCCCGCCTGTCCCCCGAGAATTTGCTCATGTACGCGGACTTCACCATGCCCGCGTCCGTCTCGCTGAGGCTGTTGTCGCCCGTGGGGCTGATGACCACGCCGGGCACGCCCATGTTCCTCAACATCGACGCCAGGTAGCCGCTCGCCTCTTCGTCGGTCATGAGCTCGCGAAACAGGCTGGCCAGCGGCGACAGCCCCTTGCGCAGGTTCCTGCTATCCAGGCCGTAGCGAAAATGCACCACGTCCTCGGGCTGCACCATGATCGGCTCGTACTGGGCCATCGGCTTGTAGTCGTAATGGCTCAAGTAGGCGCTCCCGTCGTCGGGCCAGCGCGGCTCGATGAGGGTGCTGGGCACCCACCACAATTCGACGACCAGGCCCGCGCTCGAGCGCACCTTCAGCCAATAGGCGTTGCCCGTGAGCATCCAGTCGCCCAGGGTCGCCATCCAGAGCAGCACGCCCGAGTAGTACGGATTCGGGGTGTCCAGCAGGTCGGAGAGCGGGTGGTTGGGCACGGGCGCCAGCAGCCCCTTCGCGTCGGGCTTCATCACCCGCAGCGGCGCCTCGGGGAAGGCCCTGCACATCCAGAGGATGCAGGCTTGCACGATGCTGCTGGTCCGCCCGCCATCGGTGGCCTGGGCGTAATCGACCGACGAGTTGCCGTAGCGGATCGGCGGGTCGCCCCACTGCCACCGCGAGAAGCGGACGGGATTCGGGAACACCAGCGCCGCGGCCGCCTTCACCGCGGCGCCGAGCTGCGCGAGGATCGTCACGTCACGTCCTCCCCCCGACCGTTGCCGCCACCGACCGCCGCCATGGGCGGCACGCCCAGCGCCCGGCGGATGAGGATGATGGCCTGGCCGGGGACGCTCCGCTCGTCGGCGCAAGCGACCTTCACCAGCGCCTCATAGGTCCGCTGGTCCATGTTGAGCTTGATCACGGGCATCGGGTCACCATGCCTGCATCCCCCGCGCCCCGCCGAGCTGCAATTCCGTGATGGCCCACACCAGCGCGTCGAGGCGGTCGGGGCTGCCGTCGTAGTGGTCGGGCGCGTAGCTGCACATCTGGTCCTCGAGGTGCGGATAGCCGCCGACGTGATGGACCCGCCCCTGTTCGTACAACGCGGCCACGGGCTCGGCCCGCACCCGCTTGCCCCGGCTGGCGCTTACCTTGCGATAGCTGACCGTGCGATCCACCGCGCGCAGGGTGGCTTCCACGAGGTCGCCGCCGTTGTTCACCTCGGCGACGATGCGGTCGGCCGCATGCTCGCGGTACGCCGTGATGGCCCGCCGCGCCCAGCCTTCGGGCGACAATCGACAAGTCAGGTCGGCCAGCACGTAGCCGTGGCCATCCACGCCCAGCCCCGCCACGATCACGCCCGTCTCGTCGGCGTGCTCGCCGCTCGTCACGGCGGGGTCGATGGCCACCACCACGCGCTGCATGTCGGGGGCTGTCCGCACCCTGCACGCCTCGAGCATGGCGCGGGACCAAAGAGCGCCCTCGACGTCGTCCAACAGCTCGGCATGGAGCTCCTGACGTCCAAGCCTGGTGCCCTCGTAGCGGCCGACCACCTGCTCGAGGAAGGCGCGCGGCAGGTGGTCGGCATTGTCGAACGTGCTGCCGCGCGTCATGACGGTGTGCGGGTCGGCGACCAGGTCGCGGATGAGCTGCACGGGCTTCGGCGTCGCGGTGACCACCACGCGCGGGTCGTGGCCCAGCCGCAAGCCGAACAGCAGCATGTCCCACGCCTCGGGCGCCTTCCACACGCCCGCCTCGTCGCACCAGGCGCCGTCGTGCTGCGGCCCGCGCAAGCGGTCGGGCTCGTCGGCCGAATACAGGGTGGCGAGGGCGCCGTTGGGCCAGGTGAGGCGGCGCTTGGAGGGTTCGTAGGTCGGGCGGGCGTGGCGCGGGGCGATGGCGAGCAGGCCGCTCTCGCCCTCGACCATCACGTCGCGGGCGTCGGCCGCGGTCGGCCCTACCACGGCGATGCGCCCGCGCCGCCCCGCCTCGGCCTCGGAGCGCACCCACTCGGCGCCCGTGCGGGTCTTGCCGAAGCCGCGCCCCGCCAGCACCAGCCAGGTGCGCCACTCGCCCGCGGGCGGGAGTTGCTCGGGCCTGGCCCAGTAGCGCCAGTCGTGTTCGAGGGCCAGGACCTCGGTGTCGGACAGGTCATCCAACAGCCTCCTGCGTTCGGCGGCGGGCAGCCAGCTCGTCGAGGCGGCCAGCGATGCGCTCACGGGCGTCCGCCGCGGGCGAGGCGACTTCGGTGCGTGCGGTCGCGTCGCCGTCCTCGAGGCGGCGCTTGTCGATCAGGACGGCGGTCGCGGTCGCGAGCTGCTGGAGATGCAGCGGACTGTCCACCGCGGCGAGCAGCTCGTCGGCCTTCGCGAACAGGCGGTTGACGAGCTCGAGCCGCGCGACCAGCGCCCAGTCCTTGCGGGCGGCGGTCGCCTTTTTCGTCTGACGAACGTTCGCCGCGTGGCCCGCCGCACGGCCCACTGCCGAGACGGTGCTGATGGAGCAGCCCTGCGCCGCGGCGATGGCGCGGACGGGCCTGCCCGCCCGCAGGTCGGCCAGGATCGCGGCCCGCTGCTCGTCGGAGAGGCGCGTCATTGCGCGCAGGATACGCCATGTTCACCGCGCGAGCACCTCCGCGGGCGTGTCAGCCCCGCGCGGTCCATCCCGCCGGCGCCGCAGGCGGCGGGCGAGGCGAGCGCAGGCGAGGTCGTCGCACAGGACGCGGTGCGCGGAGGCGCGGGCGAGGAAGGGGGTGCCGCAGAGGCGACAGGTGACCGTGACCGGCGCGGTGCGGAGGCCCTGCAAGGCGCGGCGGGCTTGCAGGCGGACGACGCGGCCGGCCTGGAATGCGGAAACCTGCTCGGGGGTGAGCGCGTGGTCGCCGCCGACCGCCCGTCCGGGCGTGGCCATCCAGCGGGCGAGGTGGAGGCGGGCGGCGGCGCCGCGGCGGCGGGCCACGACAGGGCCGACGAGGCCGGTGGACGCGTTCAAGCCGAAGAGGGCCTTGTATTCCGCGGCGGTGAGGTCGTGGGCGGCCAGGGCGTGGACGGCGAGCTGCGCGAAGGAGCGACCGCAGCCATGGCAGACCACGCGCTCGCCATCGTCCTCGAGCTGCCCGAGCGGGCTGAACAGCGGGCCGTCCCAGTCGCCCGTGGCGGGGAGGCGGTAGTGGGGGTTGTCGCGGCGGCAGCAGCGACCGCGCACACACGCGCGACACAGGTCGCAGCCATGCCCGCCGCACGGGCCGTCCGCCGGCACGGGCAGGGTGCCGAGGCGCCTCATCGCGCGAGCACCACGGCAATCTCCTCGAGCACGCCCCCCGGCCAGACCCAGGCCCACAGGTAGGTTTCGACGCAGGGCACGGCGCCCAGACGCGCGAGCCAGTCGGCCTGAACGGGGCGGGGGGTGGTGCGGGGCCAGACCTTCAGCTCAGCAAAGATGAGGCGCGGCGGGCGGACCAAAACCAGATCCGGGAAACCGGCCTCCGAATGCTTGGAGTACCGCGTGTGGTACACGCTCCACCCCAGCGACTTCGCGAGGCCAATCACCCGCCCCTGGAAGTCCGATTCGCTCGGAGTGAGCTCGCGCAACACCACGCGGGGCAACGCCCCCACCGCCCGCGCCACTAGCGCGAGCCCCCACCCGCGCGCGGCGTGGCGGCGGCGCACGCCGTGCAGGGCGCGGGAATCCAGCCCGTGCCGCCGCACGCCGAGCAGTAGGAGCTGCCGCTCGGGATGGGCGGCGTGGCGGCGGCACCCTCGCGGCGGGCCAGCCCTACCGCCGGGGTGGGCACTGACGATGGCACATGGAGGTCGCAGTACCACGTCCCCGGGCTGCTGGACGTGTTGAAGTACAGCGCCCTGGCGTCTCGGAAACAGTCCTCGCACACCGGAACAGCCATCAATCCAGCAACCCTTCGTACGTGCGCGCCAACGCGACGGCCACCATCACGTCACACGGCCACTCCTGGTCGCAGACGATGCAGAAGTCCCCACCATCGAGATGCTTTCGGTGCAGCCGCTCCAGGGTCTCCAGCGCCGCCCCCGCGGCGGGCGTGATGGGCGGGGCGGGGCGGGTGGCCAACAACCGCTTGACCGCATCAGTAATCAGCGCCTCTTGGGGCACGTCGTCCTCGATGATCTCGTCTTGCAGCAGCATGGCGAGATCATTCGACCATTCCCGCAGATACCCTAGTTGCCCCCTGTCGTCGTACCAGGGGTATTCGGTCCAGTGCGTTTCCACCCCCTCGGCGGCGGGCGGGCGCGGCGCGTCAGGCATGGTCATGGGTGGCCTCCTGCACCATCTCCTCGTACCGGTCTCGGCACAGGGCCAGGAACACGTCGAAGTGCCGACCGCAGAGCCAATCCTCCCCATCGAGTGCATGGACAACGGGGCGCGTATCGCACCCCCCGCGCAAGCAGACGGGGCGCATGAACTCCTTGGCGTCGGCGACGATCTGCTCCTGCTCATCACTCACGATCAACCTCCCCCGCCACGAGGCGCACGCCGCGCGGCGCGTCGCGGATGTCGGCACGCGCGCCGTCCACGTCCACCACCTCGTCGCCGTGGGCGTCGATGCGGGTGGGCAGCAGCACGACATGCACCGCCAGCCCGCGGTGGCCCGCCTCGTCCAGCGCGCGGCGCACGATGCGGGAGAATTGCGTGTCGAGCCCCTCCGCGGCGCTCGTGTTGGGGGCGCCCACCGTGAGCTGGCCGTGGGCCAGCGCCAGGCCGCGCGACCGCGAAAAGGAGACGGCGAAGTTGCCCTTGGTCATCTCGTCGCGGACGCGGTCGCTCACCGCCTGCCAGCACGCCTGCGCGTCGGCGTCGCGCCCGCCCTTCCAGCGCAGGTAGCCCTCGTCGTCAGACATCGTCGTCCTCTCCTCACCCATCGGGATGGATGCCCCCCTACCGCAGTGGGGGGGCTTAGGGGGGTCTTCGTTCTTCGTAGCTTCGTCGCCTCGTAGCCTCGCGCGCGCGCACGCGCGACGTCTTCGTTCTCCGGGATGGGCCGGGCCGGGATGGGCCGGGGCACGCGCCCGCGCGTAGGGCGTGACTCACGGCGTTACTCATGCGTTACGTTCCGCGTGACTCACGGTGTTAGTAACGCCGTTACTTGCACCGTTACGGCGGTCGCGCCAGGCGGCCTGGCGGGCGGCGGTCGCGGCGCGGTCCCGCCGCACGTCCGCGGCCGAGGGCTGGTACTCGGCGTAGTCGTGGACGCGGTAGCCGCCCGTCGTCCGTTCCCACAGCCCCACCTCCACCAGACGCGCCGCCAGCGCCAGCGGCTCGGCCACGGCCGCCAGACGCGCCACGCGGTCCGCGGGGATGTGGCCGTCCGTCAGGAACCTGGCGCAGTAGGCCAGCCCGCACACGTACAGCCACGCCGCCAAAGGACCGGCCGCATCGACTTTGGGGTGGTCGGGGAAGCCATCGTCCAGCCGCACCCAGGTCATCACGCCCCCTTGCGCGCGAATTGCTCCCTGGCAGGGCAAGAACTCCAGTGAGTCTCATCGGAATCGACCAGCAGGTATCGCCCGCTCGGGTCCGCGCCGTGATCGACGTAGCGGTCCAGGCACATCCGTTTGCCCGGCTGCGTGGTCACCCAGTAGATGGGCCTGCCACAGCCGCGGCACGGGCGGGCGGACAGGGGCAAGCGCGGCGGCTCGATGGCGAAGCGGTTCATGGTGCAGCGCCCCGCGTCCCGAGCAGCTTGCTCAGCCGCCGCTCCAATCCCTCCGCGGTGCCGCGCACATGCGCCGCCGTGCCGTCGCGCTCCGGCGCGTTCCACTTCACGGACTGCTCGGGGTAGTCCTTGTTCCAGGCCAGCGCGAGTTTCGCCACGGCGTTGTAGCGCTGCCAGGCCGCCTCGATGCTGCCCTCGGGGTGGTCGAGCAGGTTCCCGAGGGATTCCTCGTCCTCGGCTTCGGGCGCGTCGTCGTCGAGCTTGGCGAGAATGCGCTCGTACTCGTCGTCGGGGATCCCCGCGGGCATATCCGCGGGCATATCCGCCCGCGCGTGCCGCACCAGCGCGAGCGCGGCGTCCAGGTCGCCCGTCCAGTCGTGGATGCTCTCCACGCCCAGGATCGCGTGCACCTCGTCGCCCGTCACGCGCGGCCGCAGGTCACCGAGCGACGCCCAGAACCAGGCGAGCTGCGCCTCGCTCCAGCGCTTGCCTTCGGCCGCGACGCGCGAGCGCTCGCGGGCTGAGCGCTGCAGACTTTCCGCGGACCAGCCACCTTGTGCAGCCTGCACAACAGGCGCCTGCTCCACCATGTGGAGCACGGGCGCGACGGCGGCCACGGGATCGCCGTCCGCATCCACGTCGGCGCCCAGTTCCTCGGGCGTGTACACCGTCCCCACGCCGAACACGCCCGCGCAGTACCAGCGGCACCCGTTGGACATGGCCCGAGAAAAGAGCATGTTGCGGGTGTACTTCTTCCACATCGCGCGGTCCCACAGGCCCGCCGCCCGCGCGTCCTCGATGCTGAAGCGGCTCACGCCGAGCTCCGTCCGTCCACCCTTGCCGCCCGTATGCAGGCGATAGAAGGTGATGGCGCAGCCCGTCACGTCGCGGTCATTCGGCTCCCATGCCAGGTGGTAGGCGTAGCGCCCGCTATTCTCGATGGCGGTCGCCATGAGGCCCGCGCTCACCGCGGGTTTGCCCTCGATGATGTGGATGCCGCTCATGCTGGCAAACGCGCCGAATCCTAATTCCCTGCCCGCCAAAATCCGCACGACACATTGGGCTTCGTCGCGGGAGTCTTTGAAGTAGCCGCTGGCGGCGAACGCTTTCGCGATGCGGAACAGGTCGTCGCTGTCGTCGCGGCGCACCGCGATCTCGGTCGTCATGGCGTCTCCACCGTTCGTTTCATGCGCCGCGCCAGGTCGCACATCTGGCACTGCACGGCATTCCAGCTTTTCGGCCCCGCGCAGGTGGGACACACCAACAGCACGCCCGTGCGCCCCGTGGCCCGTCGCCGCCGCGTGCAGCCGATGCAGCGCGGGCTCGCGCGGTCCATCTGCCCGTCACACTCGGGACACGGGACGTGCGCCCGCGGCCGCGCGGCGGCGGGCCGGTACGGCAGCGTCGCCGCCTTCCGATTGACCACGTACCCCGTGGGCAGCGGCTCGTCCGGGGCCAGCAGCACGTACTCCGACCGCGTGCTCGCGCCGGGGATCGTCCAGCCGTGGGGTTGGAAGCCCGCCCGCGCGCGGCTGATGTTCACCCGCACGAGGTGCGCGCAGCCGATCCCCGCCGCCAGGCGCTCGGGCCAGATGCGTCGCGCGATGAGGTCGCGGTGGACGGGCCTGCCCGGCGGCAGCAGCGCCTCGATGAGTGCCACCACCGTGGTGGAGGCGGGCGGTGGCGGGAGGGCGAACTCGTCCCAGCGGTGGCGCGACTCCAGCTCCGCGACGCGGGCGCGGAGGCGGGCAATCTCGGCGTCGCGGCAGGCCAGTTGCTCGGCGTACCACGTCGCCAGCACGCGACGGTCCGCGGCGCCCTCGCGCACCAGGGGCACGGGCAGTGGGGTGTGGCCCGCCATCGCGGTGGTGGTCATGCTCATGCGCAGTACCACCAGCTACTCCACTGCGGGCCATAGCCCGCCCCAATCGCCCAGTCCATGAAGGCGAGGCTGGTGTACGGGTCGTAGGGGCTGGCGCCGCCGCTCCAGTCCTCGTAGAGGGGCAGCAGGCCGAACGGGGCGAGCTGGGCCGCCCCGAGCTCGCCCGCGGCCCCCACGGCGTAGGGCGAGTACCCCACCCCACCGACTTCCAGCCGCACCATGCAGGCGACCAGCGGCCCGTGCGCGTCCATCGCGGCGAGGGTGTCATCGGCCGTCCACGGCTCGGACGCATGAGCGGGCATGGCCGCGGTGGCGCACATGGCGAGCAGGAGCGCGACGTGACGGAGGCCGCGCCTCACCAGCCGCTCCCCTGCTCGCGGCGGACGTCGCGCGCCGCGGCCTCCGCCCACTGCTCCCGCTCCTCGCCCGACCACGGGACGCCGGCATGCTCGCGCAGCGCGCAGTGCGCGCACACGGGCCGCCCACTGCGCGGACCGGCCAGCTCGGCCAGCCGCGGCTCGCCATTCGGATGCGTGCAGGCATTCGCACACGGGGGGCGGACCGTGTCGCGCGATAATTCGGAGTCGCACAACGGACAGTGCAAGCGGTCGTGTCGTGCTACAGTCATGGGCGGAGAGTCCTCCAGCGGGGCGTTCGCAGCGCCCCATGAACGCGCCCCGGCCGCAATGGCCGGGGCGCTTGCTGTGCGTCAGGCGGCGGGTTCGGACTGCGGATCGCGCAGCCACTTCCAGATCGTCTTGCGGCTCACGCCGCACTCCCGCGCGACCGCTTCCATGTCCAAGCCGCGGACGATGCGCAGCTCGTGGTAGACGGACTCGAAGGGGCGCCCCCACTTGTGCTCCAAGCGCGCGAGCCGGATGCGCTCGCGCCGTCGCTCCGCCACGGCCACTCACCTCCATTCAATCAGGCCTGGAATGATTCTACAGATGCTTTCGTAGCCAGTCAACAAGTTGCCCCTAAACTCCCCAACGGGTAACGCACCTTGCTAGAATGCGGGCGGCGCAACGGGGGCGAGGGTATGGATAGGCAGCGAGTCGGGAGCGGATTGCGCCGCCTCCGCCGCATGCTCGACCTGGATCAGCGCGAGGTCGGCGCGCGGCTGGGCATCACGCCCCAGGCGTACAGCCACTGGGAGAACGGCCGCACCGAGTTGCGCGTCTCCGATCTGGTGCGGCTGTCATACGCACTTGGTGTCCCCCTCGGCACCCTGATGCGCTTCCTCGACCTGCCGATCGAAGACCGCGTCCTGACGCAGGGGCAGTGGGAAGACAGTGGCCGCCCGGAGCCGCCGCCCCTGCCGCCGGACCGGCTGCATAGCACGTTGCGCGACCGGGCGAATAAGCCGGCGCGGGCGGCGCATAAGCCGACGGACGACCCCGATGCACCGTCTCTTATTCGTTCTCATGTCGCCTGATCCGCGTCCCGTGGCCGCCGCGCGGGCGGCTAATGACACCCGCCACCCGGTCGGGTGTCATAGCGGCCCCGCACGCCCCGATCCGTCGCGTTAGCCGCCCGCGCCCGCGGTCCGCGGGTGTCATAGCCGCGCGCCGAAGGAGCCCCGCATGCCGAGACGCAGCCCCGTCGTAGCAGGCGCGAAATGCAACGATGGCGTGTTCCAGCCTGCCGCGCCACCCGCGGCGCTAAGGGAACCTCGACGGAGACAGTCCGTCGGGAGCGGGGATGTGGTCACGCTGGAGGCGGCGTCCCATCGGCACATGCGCGCCCTGGTGGGCGACTTGCGCTCGGAGGCCACGGTGCGCACGTACGAGACACTGGAGCGGGTTTTTCGTCGTTGGCTGTCGGAACGTCTCGGCCGCGCTCCGACCGTGGCCGATCTGACCGCGGACCACGCCCGGTCCTTCGCGACCGACCTGCTCGGGCGGGGCCGCTCGCGCGACACCGTGCGCCAGTACCTGTCCGTCCTGAAGCTCTGGGCGGCGTTCCTGGCCCGCGAGTACCGCTGGCCCGAGCACCCGCTGGCCGCCCTCAGCCCCGGTCGCCGTCACCGGCGGCCCGTCGAGGTGTTCACCGAGGCGGAGGTGGCGCGGATGGTGGACGCCATCGGGCGCACCAAGCGCAGCTACCACCTGCGTAATCGCGCCGCGATCTTCCTCCTGCTGGACACGGGGCTGCGCGTCTCGGAGCTGTGCGACCTGGAGCTCGGCGACGTGACGCTCGCCACGGCGCGCGCCGACGGCGAGGTGCGCATTCGTCACGGCAAGGGCGACAAGCCGCGCGGCGTCAAGCTGAAGGCGAAGGCCAGCCGCGAGCTGGAGCTGTACGTCGAAGACGAGCGGCCCGAGCAGGCGGACAAGGCCGCCGTGCCGTGCCCGCGGCTGTTCCTGGGCGCTGGCGGCGGGCCGTGGACGCGGCAGGGCGTGGCGAAGCTGGTGGCGTATCTCGGGAGGCGTGCGGGGGTGGAGGGCAAGCGCGTCTCGCCGCACACGTTCCGCTCGACGTTCGCCACCGAGACGATCCTGGCGGGCAATCCCGTGTTCAGCGTGCAGGCCGCGCTCGGCCACGCGAACGCGAGCCAGACGGCGCACTACGTCAGCGCGGCGGAGCTCGGCAAGGCGCCATTCGTGTCGCCGCTGGAACGCTGGCGCGCGGTGCGCTAGACGCGCAAAAACGGCCCCTGAAGTGTGTGTTGCCACTTCAGGGGCCGTTTCGCCGCGCGCAGGGTGGGGGACTCCCGCCGCGGTCGGAAATGGATCGCTAGCGTTCTATTTTCCGCTCCGCCACGGGGCACCGATGGCCCGCCATGCAAGTGGCACACACCCACTCGCCGCACGGGCAGGACCACCACGCCGCGTCGTGCGTGTGCGGCTTCACGCGCACGCCCATCAGCGCGCACTCACCAGCAGCAGCCCGAACAGCACGAGCGCGCCCA